GAAATTCGTAGGGGGCGAGGTACATTAGACGAATCATAAATTATGGATAAACATGATATTCCTTTTATAGGAGACTTTTATACAAAGGCAGAAGTAGATAAAATGATTGCTGATGCCCTTGATGAAGCGAGAGCGATTGATGAAGCATCAATGGCAGAACATAATTTCAAAGCAACTATCATTAGTATGGTACTTGGATTTATATGTCTTGCCTTATTTCTTGATGGAACATTACGGTTACTTGGTATCATTCCACCCTTTATGGATATAGATATAAGTATAGTCGATAAGATTGCAGAGAAAGTAGAAACAGAAGTTATGCCTTTGATCAATCAAGCTAAAGGATATATACCGAGGTTATAATGTCATCCGACCAAATATATTTGGGTAATCCCAATCTAAAGAAAACGAATGTAGCTATTCAATGGACAAATGAACAGGTACAGGAGTTTTTGAAGTGCAAGGATGATCCAGTATATTTTGCATTAAATTATATACAAATTGTATCTCTGGATGAAGGTTTAGTTCCTTTCAAGATGTATCCTTTTCAGGAAAAGCTTGTAAGAAATTTCCACGAGAATCGATTCAATATATGTAAGATGCCACGACAGACTGGTAAGTCTACTACGTGTGTATCTTATTTGTTACACTACGCAGTTTTTAATGATAATGTCAATATTGCAATTCTGGCAAACAAAGCGTCCACTGCTAGAGATCTACTTGGTAGACTCCAACTCGCTTATGAGAATCTACCTAAATGGATGCAACAAGGAATTGTATCATGGAATAAAGGTTCGCTGGAGTTAGAAAATGGATCTAAAATTATCGCAGCAAGCACGTCTGCATCTGCTGTCCGAGGCGGCTCCTATAATATCATCTTTCTCGATGAGTTCGCCTTCATCCCGAATCACATTGCTGATCAATTCTTTGCCTCTGTTTACCCTACTATTAGCTCTGGTAAAAGCACAAAAGTCATAATGGTTTCTACCCCTCATGGTATGAATCATTTCTATCGATATTGGCATGAAGCACAGAGGGGTAACAATGAGTACATAGCAACAGAAGTTCATTGGTCTGAAGTACCAGGAAGAGATGCTGCATGGAAAGCACAGACTATTGCTAACACTTCTGATCAACAGTTTAGAGTTGAGTTTGAATGTGAGTTCTTAGGATCTGTTGATACACTAATTACACCAGCTAAACTTCGTGCTTTAGTATATGAGAATCCAATAGAATCTAATAAAGGAATGGATATCTATACTAGACCAGTTGATAAGCATGATTATATTATTACAGTTGACGTTGCTAGAGGAGTAGGAATAGATTACTCAGCATTTGTAGTATTTGATACGACTAAGTTTCCGCATGAAATAGTAGCAAAGTATAGGAACAATGAAATAAAACCAATGTTGTTCCCATCTATTATACATGATATTGCAAAGGCATATAACAATGCTTATATACTTTGTGAAGTAAATGATATTGGGGATCAAGTTGCAAGTATTCTAAACTTTGATCTTGAGTATGAAAATGTATTGATGTGTTCTATGAGAGGTAGAGCAGGTCAAATAGTTGGTCAAGGATTCTCTGGTAAAAAGACTCAGTTAGGAGTCAAGATGTCTAAGACTGTCAAGAAGGTTGGTTGTTCTAACCTAAAAACTATTATAGAAGATGATAAACTTCTATTCAAAGATTACGAAATAATAAGTGAACTAACAACGTTTATTCAAAAGCATAATTCATTTGAAGCAGAAGAAGGATGTAATGATGACTTAGCAATGTGCTTAGTTATCTTTGCTTGGCTAATATGTCAGGATTATTTCAAGGAAATGTCTGATCAGGATATACGTCAGAGGATATATAATGATCAAAAGAATCAAATAGAACAGGACATGGCTCCTTTTGGATTTATTGTTGATGGACAAGAGGAAGATACGTTTGTTGATAGTGATGGAGATCTATGGTCATCAGATAAGGAGCTAACCAGTCAGTATGGAGATATGAGTTTCATGTGGGAGTACCGTTAGACCGACCCAAAAATATAAATAATTTCAGATTCATTCATATGACACTCTTATCGAGGAGACAAAAAAATGGTTAGTAAATTAGCATCTCCTGGGGTATTTGTCCAGGAGAGAGACTTCACAAGGGGTGGCATTGATCCTTCATTCCTAAATTTTGGTGCGTTTGCAGGAGTATTTGAGAAAGGACCCATTGGTAGTCCTACTCTAGTCACTACTGAAGCTCAACTAATTGACTTATTTGGCACACCAAATGATAACAATGCAGAGTATTGGTATACAGTATCGAACTTCTTAGAGTACGGTGGTGTCTGCTATGTAGTTCGTATAGAAGATGCATCGCAGAAAAACGCTGTAACTGGCGGTGGTTCTGCTCCTCTCATCAAGTCATACGAGCATTGGGAGAATACAGTCTCCTCAAGTGCTGGTGCATATAACTTCGCTGCAAGAACAGCAGGAACATGGGGTAACAGCCTCGGTGTTGCAGTTGTAGATTATGGTGCAGACCAGACACTTACTCTCGATGCAGGATCATACACTTTCTCAAAAGGTGACACAATCGCAAATGTTGCAGAACTTGTGGTTAGTGACACAACAGAATTCGCTGATGGCGAAACTGTATACGCAGCAAATACAACTACAGTACTAGGAACAGTAACAAACGTCAATGCAACAAACAAGACAATAAGGGTGTCACTTGCTGCTGGACAATCAATTGCTGTTGACGATGGAATTGCAGAGACATCAAATGCTGCTGCAGATGCAACAGTTAGTGCAGTCACAGTAAATACACTTTACGTATATAACTGGGATAGTGCTACTTCTAAATTAGATGTAATTTCTGATGGTTTCCCTGGAGCAAAAATTATCGTTGGAGATAAGTTCCTTGATACTGCTGGATCACCTGCAACAGCAACTGTAGCTGGTGTCGCTGACTGGTGGGATCTACAAGAAGTTTACAGTGGTAAGACATGGTTCTCAGTAGCTGGCAAGCCTGGTACTTCTCAGTATGCAGCAGATAAGAATGCTAAGTATGATGAACTACATGTTGTTGTCTATGATAACGATGGTGGTATAACTGGAACTCCTGGTACAATCCTTGAGACATTTGCTAATGTTTCTAAGATCTCAGGTGCTAAGACTCCACAAGGAGAAACAAATTATTTTGTAGATGTAATTCAAAATAATTCTTCTTACGTATATGCTAAGTCAACATCTTATACGGTTACTGACATTTCTGGATTGATTGCAACTCCAGGATCAGGTACTGATACAAACGGACAGATTGGTTCTACTGATGCTGGTACTGCTGGTTCTATTCTAAGATACGATCTTATCGGATCTGCTGGAATGACCTTTGCAAGTGGAGCAGATGATAACACACCTTCTGTTGGAGAGATTTCAATAGCATACGATGAGTTCGATGATGTTGAAACAATCGATGTAGACTTCATCCTTCAAGGACCAGGTGGAGCAAACCTAACAGATTCTGTTACTAAAGCACAGAAGATTATTTCTATCTGTAATAACAGAAAGGATTGCATGGGATTCATTTCACCATACAAGTCAACACAGGTTGGAGTTTCTAATTCTGCCACTCAACTTACTAACGTTGTTGATTTCTACAATCAACTAAACAGCAGTTCTTATGTTGTATTTGATAGTGGTTGGAAATATATCTATGATCGTTTCAACGATACATACCGTTATGTTCCTCTGAATGGAGACATTGGTGGACTTATGGTAAATACTGCAACAGTTGCAGACCCTTGGTTCTCACCTGCTGGTCTAAATAGAGGCGGTATTCGTAACGTTGTAAAACTTGCTTTCAATCCTAAGAAAGCACAAAGAGATACTCTTTACACAAATAGAATCAACCCAGTTGCTTCTTTCCCTGGTGAAGGCACAGTACTCTTCGGTGATAAGACTGGTCTTGCAGTCAAGAGTGCATTCGATAGAATCAATGTTCGTAAGTTGTTCTTGGTTGTTGAGAAAGCAATCGCTAGAGCAGCAAGAGCACAACTCTTTGAATTCAATGATGTTGTTACAAGAACTTTGTTCACTCAGATCGTTGATCCATATCTTCGTGATGTTCAAGCAAGAAGGGGTATCAATGACTACCTCGTTGTTTGTGACGAATCAAACAACACACCATCAGTAATTGACTCTAATGAGTTTAGAGCTGATATTTACATCAAGCCCGCTAGGTCGATCAACTTCATTACTTTGACATTCGTTGCTACACGCACTGGTGTCAGCTTCTCCGAAGTTGTTGCAGCTAACAGAGGCTAATCAACTTATAGACCTATCACCAAAATAATCGGAGTAAAGAAATGGCAGAAGTAACAAAAGGTCCACAGAACGTCAACATCTCAGCCTTTAGAGAAAGGTTGAGAGGTGGTGGTGCTAGACCTAACCTGTATGAGGTTGTACTCAACCTTCCTAATGGACTCGACTTTGCAGACGC